GATGCCCAATATTCTTGTCTGTGAGTTCATCAGCGAGCAGCTGAATATTCTTGAGCGCAATACGCAAATCTTGCAGATCTGACATTATTTTTTCCTCTCGTATGGGCTGAAAAATATTTCTAGCCTCGGGTTTTCCTTGTCTACCCCTCCGTGATGGAGGTGTGCACCATCCAGGTACTCGAATGAGTCATCTGGCAGAATCCCAGCATCCACCATTCCGTCTATGATGGCTTTAGCTGTGGGGTAGTAATTGCCAGGGTCGTAGCGCCCGGCGCGCGGGCGGTAAATATACACATCACATGTGACCGGCGGCTCCAATGGGGGTGAGTCTTTCACTGACTCATACCCTGCCTGCCGCCAGTATTTGGATGATTTCTGTCTAGTGCGCCAATGCTCAGACATTAGCTTATTTATCGACAGCAGCGGGTGGCTATCCGGTATAGCAATGACTACTTTCATTAGGCGGCTTTGCGTGTGCCTACCTCGTAATCCTCGACTGTACAAAATTCCTCGCCAACGTAAGCTCGATACACAGCCACCTCGGTTAGCGCTAGTTCATTCCCGTCTGGTACAAGCTCAGCTAATTCTTTGGCTAGGTACTTCTCTAGGGACTTGATAATTTCTTGGTGTCCCTCGATGATCTGCTGCCAGTATTTGGATGAATCGAATGCGGTGCCGTCTTTGACCTGCACTCGCGCAAGCCCATTCTTTATGAATCTCTCGGTGGCTTCTACTACCTTTTTACCGCTCTCGGTATCTTTTACAAATGGCATGTCTTCAAGTAGCTCAACCCATGCAGCTTTTTCGTCCTGGCGGTAGGTGAGGCTGATTGCACCATCAAGTGCTTCGCTCATTTTCTTCTTTCCTTTCTTTCGACACCTCAAGTGTATCATGCAATACCAGCAATGCAAAGCTGATTTCGCATGAGGTGTATCACATATTCTCTAACGCTCGCATCTGCCTATCACGCTCACGCTCCACCGCGCCGCGCCGCATAGAACCAGAGTCACCCACACCAAAGCTACGCACAAGTGCACGCACCTCAGGGGGTGGAGGAACAACCGTAGTCTCGCGCGGCATGCGTGGCGCATTAATCACACGCAAATCAACCTCACTACGCACAAACTCAGGCATGGCAGAGTATGCCCGCTTCCATGACTTATACACGCGTATAGCAGTCTCGTAATCCTGCATGTCTTCAACCTCCAGAGAATCGTACTTCGCGGCGAGTCGAGAGCATTTACTGATCGCTGTATCAATCTCGGATTTAATTTCCTGCCAAGTCTCCAAAATGTCCCCCGGTTGAAGTATAGATATGCGCCGTGTTGAATAAAGTCGCTTCTGCACCTCACGAGCGTACTTGTCTGGAACCTCTGCGCAAATCTCCGCCCACACCGCAAGAATTTCATCAGGTAGTGGCTTTAGGCGCTGGTCTAGTCCGGTGGCGATCGTGTAGAGCGCTCGCATTGTGTTTAGTTCCATTGAGTGATTTCCTTTCGATTTTCTTCAAAGCGCTGTGCGGCGATTTGCGGGGCGTTTTTTAGTGCGGATAGGTCGTAACCCATCTGAGCCGCCTTTTGCTCCCATTCGGTCATCCGTGGCTTCTGAGAGGGGAATACGGCTTCTAGGTCATCCTCCCATCCGCGTCGATTGAGCCAGGTGGACGGGTGAGGGACGTATTTCAGCTCTGTGCCGCTCTGTGCGAATGCTGCTGCGTATGCTCGCATGCCGTCGATTGCTTCCTGTGACTCACCTCGACGCTCTACAACCCTCCAGGCGCGCTCTGCCGCCTTTTTTCCTACCCGCCTAGGTGCGAGTGCCCAAAACGTATCAAAATCGCTTAGAGGGGCGTTCTGTGGCTTCTGAGGGATACTTACGTTCGATACCTGGACTACATCGTCAGCTTTTCGCCAATGCTGCTGAGTGTCAGGTTCGATTTTCACAATTGCCTCGGTTCCCAGCTCGTCATAATCAGTGAGCGCGTCAGCGCGTAACGGCTCTGTGACCTGAGCCACCTCAGCGTCACGGGGGACTATAGGGGGTAAATTAGTATTATTAATAACTTTAGTATTAAGATGAGTAAGCGGATTTTCCGTCGACGGTGCAACCGTCAACGGTAAACCCGTCAACGGCTCACTATATGAGACAGATGGGAGCTTCGCGATCATGACTGAAGCACCAAATTTACCACCCTCACGAGCCTGAGAAATCTCCAAATAACCAAACCCACACAATTCGTCCAACAGAGACTTCAACCCATCACGACCCATAGGTGATGCTGCGATCAGCTCTGAGCGCGAAATCGAGTATCCAGCACGCTGGGAAACAATGAAGCTCATGAGTCCGCGTGCACCCCATGAAAGCCTAGAATCACGCAGGATTTGGTTGGGTAACATGGTGAATGAGTGTTGGTAGTCGAAATGGTGTATAATATTCACCGAGACATCCTTTCTATTTCTTATTTTCCTTTCCGGAATTGCCCTCAAAGCATGGAGCTTTGGGGGCTTTTTCGTTATCCAGTGTACCATGCAAGTGTAGCACCATACACCAAATAGGTATGTGACAATAAGCACATCTGTAGAGCTTGCAATCCAACCCATGTAATGCCATGATTAAAACCATGAAATACATTATTATTCACGCCGACACATTCGAGCACCTGGCGCAAAAGCTCACCAAAACATTCCGACAGCACGGCAAATACTGCTCATACGCAACCGCCAAAAAAGTTGCCGAAAAGTACACCACAATCGCAGGAAACGGCATCCACGCTAAACAGCGAGGCTACGCACGGGCAATGAAATTCATCCTGCACACATCACTAGAAAACCTAGTAGCCGATCTACGCTGGGAAATTGCACAGCAGAAAGTGGTGCGGTTCGATGCGTAAATTATCCCTAAGAACAGTTCAAAAGATTACTGAAGAATATGAAACACTTGTACTTTTGGTTCCATTCAATGTTTCAGAATTTTCATCAGAGGAATATTCAAGGCTAGTAGACGCTCTAGGAAAGGTGGATTTTCTGCGTTCGCGCTCTAGCCGCCTAACCATCCGTTTAGCTGCCTGGGATGCCGTAGAAGCTGCTTTCGAGGACTACAGGGTGCGAGTAGTGCCAGATGAAAAACAGCCCGCAGAAAAATACGCAGACATCCACTTCTCAATCGAGGCGAAAGATGAGTAATAAAAACATTCTCCACCACGTAATAACTGTAAAAATCATAGGTAACACGGCCGCGCTAGACACTTCCCGCCTATCGCAGGCAGCATTCAAAAACTCATACGCACACTACTCAGCAATCGCACAGGCGCTTGACGAATACGATATGCCGCGAACTTCAAAGATCGTGTGGCGCACACAGCGTATCGAGGACTTGATAAACATTGCGCTTGAGGCACATGGTATGCAGGTGCAACGCTCTAAAACAAAGCTAGAGTGGGTAAACAGCAACAGGCATGACATGATTATCCACATGGTTCTAGAAGAGCGAGACAATGGGCAGTAAACACGATCCGCCTTATCTTCTGTTTCGCTTCGATCACAAAGAACTTGTTGTGCTTTATAGGCGCAAGAAAGATGAAGACAGGCTAATATACACATTTCGCAGGCTTGCTAGTGGGGCTGTCGAAATATTCACTCGACGCGGCGACATGAAAAACAAGCCAGTAGCCGCAGCAACATTTGAGTTACCTGGGGAAAATATAGCAGCAGCCATAATCACAATGACCGATGCCAATAAATATGTTGATATTCTCAGCGTATTGCCTTGGGAGGCTGATGTTATTGAGGGTTTACCTGCTGACGTAGATACACTAATCCTGGAGCGTATTCCTGGATAATATAATTAAATATGACATATTTCACCCTCTACTGGCTTGGTTTATCTGGTAGGGGGTGATACACTAGAGATATAGGAAAGGAAAAGAAATGAAAAAAGGAAAAATCATCTGGGAAGTCCGCAACCGCATCATACACGGATGGGTAATCACCAAAGAAGGTGTAGGCTTCCACCTGATAATAGAACGCGACGACCCTACAGCTACCCATATAGAACTGACTATGCAGGGGCGCGTAATAATAGTAGACGACTACGATGTGCAAGAATCCGAGATACGCGATCTGCTATTCGACGAAATCCTAACCGAGGCGAACAGCCCGATGCTGGCAAATCAGGAATACGAAGAATCTGTATCCTGCTCCAAAGAATCAGCAGAAAAATTCTTCACCCATGCATACGAATCAATGCTATAAACCACTACCCAGAAAGACAGGAAACAGAAGATGGTACAGCCACAGCCAGGAAACCAAATATCCCGTAATCAACAGGGCAACCAGATCGCCATTCGCGATCTTCAAAAAAATGTTATTGAGCCGCAGAAAGAATTTATCGCTGCGGCGATGCCAAAACACATGCAAGGTGATGTCCTAGACTGGCTTGCTGCAGCATCACTAGTGATCCGCAATGACCCAAAGCTTGTTTCGCTTGCGATTAACGACCCGCTGCAACTAACAGTTATGCTACAGAAATCTGCTCGATATGGACTTACCCCTGGCACTGATGAAATTTATTTTGTGCCACGTGGCAGGGAAATTGTGGCAGATATTGGCTATAAGGGGTGGGTTGAGCTTATCCGCCGCGCTGGCTATGCGAAAAACATTCACCGCATCGCAGTGCGCGAGGGTGACAAATTTGAGTATGTAGAGGGCGTGGATGAATCACCAAAGTACATGCGCGCACCTGACGAGGAGCGCGGACAGCTAGTCAAGGCTGTAGCATGGGTTGAATATAACGATCTGGCGGGCGGCGGAATTTCCCCTGTGGTTCAGGTTGGTAAGGATCGCATACAGGCGGCTATGGATGCTTCTCAGACTGCTCGGAGTAAATTCTCTCCGTGGCAGAAATACCCCGAAAAAATGTGGCTCAAAACCGCGCTGCGTGAGCTTGCAGGTGTTGTCGAATGGTCTACTGAGGAGCGGCGCACAACCGCACTTGCTGCGATTCGTGAACGCCGTGAACTCGAGCTTGCGGCTATGCAGGCTGAGACTGAGCGCATGCAAGCTGAGGTGGCAATGATGGAGGCTAAAACTAGGCTTCTAGAGTTGAAATCAGTATCTGGTAGCGACAAAATCTTAGAAGATTAGATTTTAACTAGTATAAATAAACCACTCGTAACCTCCATGTATAATATACATGGAGGTTACATTATGAGTAATAAAAAAGAGTGGCGCCAGGGCATGAAATGTACTGCTGTTAGTCGTAGGACTGGTAAACCTTGTGGCAGTTACGCAGTTAAAGGGACTGTGGTATGCCGCAAGCATGGTGGATCAGCACCGCAGATAAAAAAAGCCGCGAAACTGAATTACGCACGTTACGTTGTGCAAGAGAAAGTTCGCCGCGAGGTAGGCGAACTGGCTGTTGATGTGCCTATTGAGTCGCGTGTGACAGACCCACTCATAGAGCTACAGAGGCTCACTACTGAGGCTATCCATTTCAAGGATATTTTAGGGCGTATGGTAAACGATCTGAATCATGACATTGAGCATTTTACAGAGGAAGGTTCGCTGCAAATACGTGCCGCTGTTCAGCTTTATGGTGAAGCTATGGACCGCACCGCAAAATTTCTCGACATGGCTATGAAACATGATATTGCTGGGAAAGTCGTTCAGATTGAGGCGGCTAAAGTAGCTTCTATATCTGCCGCTATTTCGAGAGCCTTGGCATCCGCTGGTCTATCTAGCGATCAGGAGAACGCTGTGCGCAATACTCTAGCTATTGAGCTGCACGCCTTGGAAGAGCAGGAGGGGTAAAATATTTTACTCAGAGCTTGCACGTGCTGTATCCCCGCGTACCGTATCCTGGGGTACTCCTGGAGAGTTGGCGGCAGAGTTAGACCCTAAAAATGTGCAGACACCCGCGCTTGATATTATCGACGCTGCGCTTGTACGCGCATACGGTACACCCGATGCGCGGCTAATCATCTCCATGCCGCCGCAGGAAGGTAAATCGCAACGTGCTACACGTCGCTTTACCGAGTGGGTGCTATCAAAAGACCCCGATAAGCGTGTGATTATTGCCTCATACCAGGCGGCTATCGCGTCTGACTGGGGTCGCACGATCCGTAACGATATTCGCGAGCATGGTGACAAGATGCAGATTGAACTTGCCGCTGATTCGTCTGCGGCGCACTATTGGCATATCCGCGGGCATACTGGATCGTTATTCTGCACTGGTGTAGGCGGGTCAATGACCGGTAAGCCTGCTGATGTGCTAATTATTGACGATCCTGTGCGTGGTATGGAGGATGCCCGCTCAGAAGCATACCAACGCCGCGCCTGGTCTTGGTGGACATCTACAGCATCTACACGTCTCGCACCTGGTGCGCCCGTAATCATGATCCTTACTCGCTGGCATGAGAACGATCTAGCGGGTCAGGTGATGGCTAACCAACCTGGCGAATGGGAGTACATACGTATCCCTGCCCAGGCAGACCACAACCCCGCGCATGGCGAGACTGACATACTAGGGCGTGAACCTGGAGATTTCATGATTAGCGCGCGTGGGCGCTCGCGTGAGAACTGGGAAAAGCGCAAACGGGACGCTAATCCGCAAGCCTGGGCTGCCCTATACCAAGGAACACCTGCACCTGATGAAGGGGGAATATTCCCTAAATCTGACGACCTGGCGCGCTACACGTCACCTATCTGGGTGAACAATCCTGACGGTTCACGCACGTTCCCAGGCATAGCGAATGGTGGAATACTCGTGCAGTCTTGGGATTTGACATTTAAGGACACTAGCGGGTCTGACTATGCTGTAGGGCAAACATGGTATGCAGAGGGAAATACTGCCTACCTGGTTGATATGGTTCGTGAGCGTATGAATTTCACCCGCACATGCGAAGCTATAGAAGCTATGGCAGCAAAGTACCCGCAGGCAACAATCAAATACGTTGAGGACAAAGCCAATGGCCCAGCCGTGATCGACTCGCTACGCTCGCGCGTGCCTGGCATTATCCCTGTAAATCCTGAGGGCGGAAAAATTGTGCGAGCCAATGCTGTCACCGCGTACATACATGCAAAAAATGTGCTGTTCCCGTCCCCTGCCCTGCTGCCAAATGTGGAAGAGCTGATAACAGAGATGCGTCAATTCCCTGCTGGCGCGCATGACGATACTGTGGACGCTATGACGCAGGCTCTAAACCAAATCTACCATCATCCAATCTATAGTGGGTATGATGATACACAAGACTATACCGAATCCGACTACGAGATAGGCTACACATACTGATGGGTATTTTTGATGCGCGACGTGAGCGCCGCGAGCTACGAGAAGCCACACGTGATCTGCAAGAGTCAATCGCTGATCTAGAACAGGCATGGGCACAGAACACTGAGTGGCGCTCCATTGCAGCGGCGGCAGAAACAGAGTTCTCCCTGTCTGGTATTCAGAATATCGCTGAGACATGCCGTGTACTCGCCGTTGCAGACCCGCTAGGGAAACGTGGTGTGAGCATCCGCACATCATATGTTTTCGGCTCAGGCATAGGCATTACTTGCGACGAGGAGTCAGGCGCAAACGAGGTTTTGCAGGATTTCCTAGACGACGCGGAAAATCGCTTATCCTTGACAGGGCACAGTGCACACCATTCGCTTGGCGTACAGGAAGCGGCAGACGGAAACATCTTCTTCCTGCTATTCACCGCTCCTGCCACCGGGCGTACCGTAGTGCGAACAGAGGGAATAGAGCACATCGAGAAAATCTTACCCATGCAGGAAGACAGCGCACGCCCAGCGCTATACCTGCGCTCCCACTACCAAGACGGACGCGTGGTAAAGACCTGGCACCCCGCGCTAAATTTTCAGCCTATGAATAAATATGCAGAGCTAGATGGTGTACCTGTTGACTGGAACACGCCAATCTACCATCACGCTATAAACCGAATCCCCATGTCGTTGCTAGGCACACCAGACCTATTTGCGGCCTCCCCCTGGATCAGCGCCTACAAAAACTATTTGCAGGATTGGGCGCGACTCATGCGCGCCATCAGCAAAATTAGCCACCGCATCACAGGCAAAACCTCCCGTGCTGTACAAGACGCACGCCGCGCCATCCAACAAGCCGCCGCAGCCACACAGCCCGGCACGATAGGTCTCGTGGACGCTGAAATCACCACCATGCCAAATACAGGTGCAACCATCGATGCGGAATCAGGTAAACCCCTTGCTGCCATGATCGCAGCAGCGCTAGGCGTACCTGTAACTATGCTCTTAGCAGACCCCGGGCAGACAGGTGCACGAGCAGTAGCCGAAACACTAGACCGCCCCCTACAACTCGAAATTGAAGCACGCCGCCGCACCTGGGAAGAGACCTACCGCGCCATCATCAACCACATAATCGACACACAGGTAGCGCTGGGAAACCTACCAGCGGACGCGCCGCGCACTATCACCTACCATTGGGACGAAATCACACCAGAACCAACACAAGCACAACTCGACGCCATCACAACAGCAGACCAACTCGGCATACTCCCACTCGACCAAACCGCACTGCTCGCCATGCGCGCCCTCGGCATCACAGACCCCGACGAAAAAATAAACCAACTCCGCGACGCAGACGGAAACATCCACCGAACCACAGAAACCACAGGAGACGCACTAATCCGCGCCGCATACGCAGGAGAAATCAAATGACCCCAGAAGAATACGCCCAAAACCTACAAGACGACCTCACCCAAATAGAAAACCAGCACGCACAACCACTCATCATCGCCGCACACCAAAACCACCAAAACCTAACCGCCACACTCGCATCAATCACCGCACTAGGCACACTCACACCACGCCACGCACGCAACAAACAAACCCGCGCAGCACTCACCACATACGCCACAACCCTAGCCGCCATCCAAAACGCCACCAACCAAGCCGCACAAAACGCAGCCGCACAAGCCGCCACCACCACACACCACCACCTCCAAAACTACACAACACAAACACTCCCCCGACCCACACCACCACCCACACCCGAAAAAATCAACCTCACCGGACTCAAAACCAAAATCACCCAAATAGCAACAGCCATCACACTCGGCATAAACCTAGCCACCCAAAAAGCCACACGACACACCACCCAAACACTCACCCAAAACATCCAAACCCAAGGCTGGCAATGGGTCGCACAACTCGACAAAAAAACATGCCGATCATGCATCATGCACCACGGAGAAAAACACATTAGCGGCACACTACACTCACACCCAAACTGCCGCTGCGTAATGGCACCCCTCCTAAGTCAGCATCCTGACATTATCGCTCGTAACTCGGGGCGAGAGTGGTTTGACTCACTCGATTTCGATTTGCAGGTAGAAGCTATAGCTGGTGTCGCTTCGTCTCCTCAGGGTATGGAGGTTGTGCGTGGTTTGGCTGATGGTTCGCTGGCGTGGTCTGATTTGTCGCGGCGTGCACGCTGGTATGATGGCTCTATGTATTGGACTCAGCGTAATTTGTCTGACATTTTGTCTAGGAGGAAGTAATGTCTAGTGTGCATTTGATTGAGGCTGAGGGTGAGCCGACAGGTTCCCTGGTGGCTGTGACTATCATTACGCCAGGTAAGGGTAGCTCTGGTGATTATCCACTGGAGACTATCAAGAAGCTTGCAGAGTCGCCTATTTGGGATTCGCCTGTTCACATGTATATGAACCATGCGACAGGCTCTGAGCGTGCGTCTCGACCTGAGGGTGATATTCGTGAGCTTGCCGGGGTGATTGATGGTCGCCCTGTTGTTGATGATTCTGGTGCACTGGTGGGGCGTGCGAGGATTTTTCCTGAGTATAGGGACTTTATTCGTGAGCGTGCCCCGTATATAGGCGTGTCTATAAATGCGTCTGGTATAATGGCGCCTGGAAAAGACCGTGTGATCCAGGAGATTACGCAGGTTGATTCTGTTGATTTTGTTACGAAGCCGGGGCGCGGCGGGAAAATTACTGCCGTCCTGGAATCTAGTAGAGAGGTGGACGGCATGGCGAACATTGTTGAAGCTGATGGCGTACCCGTGGCTAAGCCAGCACCCGCACCTGTGCAGGGTGAACCTAAGACTGAGTCGCCCGAAGTTGCTGAGCTGAAGAAGCAGATCGAAGAGCTGAAAGAAGAGCGCGACGAACTGAAAGCCAAGGTCGAAGAACTGCAAGCTGAGAGCGCGAAGAAAGACGCTGAGGCTATCGTCTCTGAGGCGTTCCGGAATGTGGATGCGCCCATGACCCGCAAGATGCTTGTCGAGTCTGCTGCATCCTTGAGCAAGGCTGAGTTCGAGACCCGCGTACAGGAATCCCTCAAGGAAGTACTGGCTGCTAAGTCTGCTCAGTCACCAGTCTACGGTATGGGTGCTCACGTCCAGGAATCACAGTCTGCAACCGTTGACGACATTCTCTCGATCATGAAGGGGCTATAAACATGGCTATCAACGTATCCTACGGCAAAGGTGAGCACATCGCCCTCATCGCCGATAAAAAATACGAATCCGGCAAACCTGTACGTATCGGTGCTATCGCAGGTGTAGCAATGACTACCGCAGAACAAGGCGAGAAAGTCACTATCTGGCGTAACGGCTCGTACCGTCTGCCCGTAAAGGAAACCGTGCAGGCTGGCGCGATCGTCAAGCTCGGTACCGACGGTGTACTCACCACTGGCGCAGGCAAAATCTGGGGTGTAGCATTACAGACCTCCGCATCCGCAGGCGCAACCATCGAGGTTGCACCCGTAGGCGTAGCATTCGACTAAAGCAAAGGACAAAAATTCTAATGAGTGAATTTCTTAACTATGAGAAGCTACGCGACACTGGTGCGAACGCCCGCGTAGCAGAAGCCGCAACCATCCTCCGCGATGGCATCCGTGGCGGATACAGTGCGCAGGCACGCTTGCAGGAAGCGCTGACTACTAGCGACTTCCCAGCTCTGCTTGGTCGCGCATTCGAGTACGAAGTACTTGACCTGTACCGTGGCTACGAAACCCAGTGGCAGAAGGTCGCACAGACCACACGCCTGTCGTCCTTCAACCCTACCCCGCTGGCAACTCTCGCAGGTGACATTGACTATACACATGTCAATGAGGCAGAAGAATACAAGGCTGCTGACCTTCTGCCTGGCACCGTCCAGATCAAGAATGACAAGTACGGTCGCGTGTTCCCCTTCACCTGGGAAGACGTTGTAAACAAGAACTGGGACAAGCTCACCCAGATTCCTAAACGCCTCGCAGCAGGTGCCGCCAAACTCGAAGACAAGGTAGTGTTCTCTACCCTGTTCGACGCGCAGGGCATCAACCAGGCGTTCTTCTCCGGCGCATCCGCAGCTGATACCAAGGCTCTTTCCCTTGAATCTTTGAAGGCTGCATACGCTGCTGTGTCTGGTCGCGACGGCGTGCATGGCTCTGCTATTGATGTTGAGCGCATGGTGCTTGTTGTGCCGTCTGCTCTAGCTGTCCAGGCGCGCGAGATTCTGGGTGCTAAGGAGATTCGCACCAAGTCCGGTAACTCCGAGACTGTTTCGGCTAACTTCCTTTCGTCGAACATCGATATTGCGGTTGTGCCGCAGCTCGCACAGTTGAACCCGAAGGTCACTACGAAGAACACTACCTGGTTCCTTCTACCTGCTGCTGGTTCTGGTAACCCCGCTATCCAGCGCGCAACCCTGGTCGGGCACGAAACACCTGACCTGCGCATCAGCAACAACACTGGTATCTCTATTACTGGTGCAAGCATTGACGCACGTGAGGGTGGCTTCTCAGATGATACTATTGCTTACCGTGGTCGCCACGTCACCGGTGCGGCTGCTGTGTTCGCTCATGCAGCATACGCATCTGACGGCACCAAGTAAGCTATACTGAGAGGGTGAGGCTCTATGTCTCTGACAGCAGAAGATATTTACACGATCCGCCTACTGGTAAACGATTTACCGAGCGATGATACAAAGGTTCACGATCATGATTGTATTTTCTCTGACAGGGACATAGAGCTTCTTGCGTCTCTGGAGCCTGCTAGTGTCGCGGCTGTTGTTGTGCGGCGTGTTGCTGCACGTCTTCTGCGGCGTATGGCGACAGATGAAAACCTGCTGTCCAAGAAGATCACGACGCAGGATTTGTCTGTTGACGGTGTCGCTGTCGCGGCTGAGCTTCGTGCGCAGGCTGACGCACTAGATGCAGAGGCTACCCGCATCCATGATGAGGGTGACCCCATGCTGGGTGCCTGGTTTGAGCCGATGGGGGAGTGCCGCTATGGCTCGCTATACTTCTAGGCAGCGTGTCGTGCCGCGTGACTGGTCGCTGCGGCTTGCGCCTGTTGTCGAGCAGGGCATGACCGCTATGGTTGATGTGCTCGCGCCTGCTGCGGTGAATCCTAAGGCGCCGCTTGCTGGTGTGGTTGAGAAGCGTGTGTTTACGGATGTTACTTGCCGCATACAAGAGCTTAACCGGTATGCGGATAACGTTACCGGTTCGGTTCAGGATGCGGCTACACGTGATTATCTGGTACAGATGCCGTTGCGTATGTGGGAGCTTCACGCTGGGCTGCGGAATCACGTACTGGTTGTTACTGCATCGAATATTCCTGGTATGCATGGTAAGCGTTTTACTGTGAAGCAGGTTATGTCAGGTTCCTTACTTGGGTCTATTGATCTTATCTGTGGTGAGATGCAGAACCAGAGAGCAGGCGCGAAATGATGCAGCAGGATTGGGAGGAAATGAAAAAGCTCGCCGTGACTTTCCAGGTTGCGGCGAGGCATGACTTCTCCCCACAGGTACTTGCGGCTGGCAAGCTTCTTAGAGACGAAGCGAAACGCCGTGCACCCGTCCGCACCGGCTTTCTCCGCTCAAAAATAACCGCTAAGAAAGCTGGGAAGAACGGGGCAGATGTTATCTCTGCCGCACCATATGCCGCGTATGTTGAGTTCGGTACGTCTAAAATGGCACCACGTGCACACTTGCGCCCCGCTATTGAAGCAACTATGGACGACATGGTCGCAGCCATTGTTGAGGGGGTAGAGCTATGAGTGTGACTATTGATCTTGCTGAGGCTATCGAGCGTGCGCTGTCTGGTATCGAGAACGTTAGCGTGTTCCAGGGTTTCGTGCCTGAGTCTGTGCCAGAGTACCTACCGAACCATATTAAGCCTTATGTGGCTATTTTTATGGGCGTGGGTGCAGGTTATGAGGACATGGTAGGGCTATGCGGTACACCTGACAATGATTCGTTGACTGTTGATTTCACTGTTACCTGTGTTGCACAGACCACGCATGAGCTTTACGCCCTCACTGATGCTGTGCGGGATCGGCTCGCCACCAAGAAAATTATGGGAGACAGTTACGCAACCCTGGACTGGGCGGCAGCGCAAGGGCAGGTCATGCTAACCGATTCGGAGGTTACACCTGCGCGCCTGTACACGCCTTTGACGTACACTATTACCATACCTAGGGGGTAATGTTGGATAATTTTATGTGGCTAGTACACCCCGAGACGCGCCGTCTCGCGTATGTGCCAGCCAGTTACATTGAGCTATTTGGTTTTGAGGTTCCTCCGTCGCAACGCGATCAGGAACCTGCTGAGCCTGTAGAATACACAACTATCGAGTCTGAGGAGGACTAACATGGCTGATTCTTCGCCGGGGCGCACCTATGCGGGCGCTAAACTGAAACTGATGCTCATCCCTATGGGTGGTGTTGTCTCGATGGACAAGCCCAAGGTAGCCGAGCTGAACGCTAACACTGCTATCGACATTTCGTGTGCTGCTATCAAATCTCAGACCAAGATCGGGTCTACCGACTCTGAGACCATTGACGGCATGGCTGCGGTCTGTGAAGATACTAACGCGAAGGCGTGGGGTCAGTCCAACGCTGAGGTCGAGCTTGCTATCTTCCGGTACTTCCAGGAAGGCGCTAACGGCGGTAAATTTGATACGGTTCGTGACAAGATTTTCCAGATGCTCAAGAACAAGGGCACCGAGGCGTATGTTGTCACCCGTCACACCAACAAGCCGTATTATGAGCCGTTCGCGGAAGGCGACGAAATCAGCATCTACGCATGCTCTTTCGACCAGCCGCACCCTGTGAACGAGGCAGCTGACCGCACCTCTGGCTACATTCGCACCATTCACAAGTGCCAGGTGACTGGTTTCCGCGAGTTTATTTCTGTGGTAGCATAGTAATGTGTCTTGAGTGAGTGAGTGATACAATATTGGGTGTCTCCCCTATTGTGGTTGGGGGAGGTGCCCAATATTTTTTTACCCATCACACCACCAGATGAGGGAGAAAACCAAAATGGCTAAGAACGCTACTGAGAACGCTTTCAACCTTTCCGAATGGCTGTCCGGAGCAGACCAATACAAGCTGCACCGCGAGACCGTTCTTCTGCTGAACCCTGACGATGTAGCAGACCTTGCAGAGGTAGAAGCACAGATCGAAAAGCTAGAGGCTCTGCGCGCTGAGGGTGAGAGCGACGACATGGAAACCGTCGCCTCTGAATCTCTTGAAGGTGAACTAGCAGGACTCTACGAACAGGTGGAAGAAATCACCAATAACGCTAAGACTGCTACCTTCCGTACCCGTGTCCTCAATGATGCCGAACTGAAAGAAATCAACAAGGACTGGAAGAAAGACACCGGAAAAGACGAAGTAGACACCGAAGACCTTACCTGGTGGGCGCGAGTATTCCAGCTAACCGCAACCCTAGAAGGGCAGTCACTTGCCGCATCCCAGTGGCTGAAACTTGCGGACACGCTCGGCGGGCAATTCGTAAAATGCCTCTCAACCTACGGCGAAGCCCGCGCCGCCGAAGCCACCCTAGAGGTGTCGCCCCGATTTCGTCGCCGATAGCCTCACCGAAGAAGAGAACGCGGGCGCTGTACTCGTAATGCGTGCAGCCGCCCGCTGGGGCAAACCCCCATCAGCAATGCTACTCGGCGACAGTACACGCGACTGGACAGACCGCGACATGACAGCCGCTCTAGGATGGGAAATCTACCAAGCAGAACTATGCCCCGAATGCGGCAACCCACGCAAAAAATGCCGCGAAGGACACACGCAGTTCGAGGTAGAAACATACACCTGCAAGGCGAAAGAAGCTGTCGAGCAAATCACGCAGCGTGAAGACTACAAGCCGCGCCCTGGTGATATTCTTGTCCCGGAGCCTTACGACGCGACAGAAGACCCAGCATACGCAGACCTACTAGAATGGCAGCAACAACTAGCCGAAGAAGAAGGACAGGAGCTTTAGCATGGCACGAACCGGCGGCTCACGCTCACGCGGAGGAAGCTCAAACACAGCCCAAACCGTAACCATCCAGCTACGCGCAGACACCAAGAACTTCGTAGCCGGTGTGACCGCCGCCGCCAACAGTGCACGCTCTGCAGCAGCCGCAGCCGCACGCGAAACAACACGTGCAACCGCACAAGCAGCACGAGACGCGCAACGCGCCACAGCACGCAACGCCTCCCAATCAGCCGCACAAGCTGCACGCGAAGCAGGACAAGCCGCCGCCGCCGCCGCATCAACCGCAGCACGCGAACGAGTAGGCATCATCAGCGGCATGACACGCGCAGAAAAAGCCGCATACCGAGAAGCCGCAAACGCCGCAAAAGCAAGTGCCGGCAGTATTACCGGTGTAATGGAGCGTGCGTCTCGTACCGCTAGTGTTGGGTGGCGTGATTATGCTTCTGCTGTTCGGTCTAGTGTGTCTTCTGCTGCGTCTGCGGCAGGTAATGCGTTCAAGAACTCTAATTTCGGTTCTGCTGTGATGTACAACTCTATGACTACGGGTATTCGCGCCGCGTTCTCTAACGCTAAGGACTCGGTTGCGGGTGCGTTTAGCGGCATGGCTGATCGTGGGCGCGCTATGGTGTCTAGCGTGTCTGGGTATTTCCGCCAGCTTGGCGGGGAGGCTCGCACGCTTGCGAAAAATATTCTGTCGAACCGTGAAGCACTGGATAGTATCTCAACGGGTGCTGCTTTGGGTGGTGCCGCGCTTACGGCTGGTTTTGGGTACGCTGTGAAGCAGTACGCTGACTTTGATAAGGCGATGTCTGCTGTGCAGGCGGCTACGCATGAGACTGCTGGGAATATGGAGAAGCTGCGCACAGCGGCTATGAAGGCTGGTGCGGACACCAAGTACTCGGGTAGTGAGGCAGCTAATGGTATTGAGGAACTCGCTAAGGCTGGCGTCGAGACTAAGGATATTCTGTCTGGTGGTCTTGACGGTGCTTTGGCGCTCGCGGCTGCAGGTAATATTGAGGTTGGTGAGGCGGCTGAGCTTGCGGCTACCGCTATGACTCAGTTCGGGTTGAAAGGCTCTGATATTGGGCATGTGGCTGACCTTCTAGCGGCTGGTGCTGGTAAGGCACAAGGCTCGGTTGGTGACCTTGGTTATGCTTTGAAACAGTCTGGTCTTGTGGCTGCGCAAACTGGTCTCTCTATTGAGGAAACTACGGGTACGCTGGCTGCGTTCGCGTCTGCTGGCTTGGTCGGCTCGGATGCTGGTACTTCGTTTAAGGTCATGCTGCAGAAACTCCAGAATCCCTCAAAGGAAGCTGCTGGTCTCATGGCTGAGTATGGCATCTCACTTTACAATGCCGAAGGTAAATTCAAGGGTATTACCGCTGTTGCTGGCGATTTGAAGCGCGGGTTGCAGAACCTTACCCCTGCTCAGCGTGATGCTGCGCTCGCTACTATCTTTGGTTCTGATGCTGTGCGTGCCGCCAACGTTCTCTACACGCAGGGGCAGGAAGGCATTCAGGGCTGGATCGACAAGACCAATGACGCTGGCTACGCGGCTTCTACGGCTGCTATCCAGCAGAACAACCTAGCCGGCGACATTGAGAAGCTTGGCGGAGCGATAGACACCATCATCTTGTCTTCATCTGGTGGCTTGTCTGATTTCTTCCGTGGACTCGTGCAAATGGCTACCGGACTACTCGACTTCATGGGTAAGCTACCGCCGTCATTCCTTGCAGTGAACCTTACCGTGGTTGGTCTCACAGGCGTAGCGTTGCTGGGTGTTGCTGCCGCAGCTAAATTCATCACCGCATACCAGACCATGAAAGCCACACTGGCTTCATTCTCCGTGTCCGCTCGCACCGCCTCTGCCTCCACGCGAGAGCTTGCCGCATCAACCGAAGGTGCCGCCGCCGCCGCATCTGGCTCTAAGCTTGGTAAGCTCGGTGCAACCCTCGGAAAGATCGCCGGCACCGCCGCACTCGCAGCAGAAGGTATAGTACTTTTCGTTAGTGCAGCGAACACTGAGTACAAGGCACCATCACTCGATGCCATGAATGCTGCACTGAAAGGCACTGGCGGCAACCTAGACCAGGTAAACCAGAAATTCAAAGACATGGGCGGTAAAGCCACCTGGGCTTTCCTTGGTCTGGAAGACCAGGTGCCCAAGGTGAACGGGCTGGGTGAGGCGCTGGTGCGTTTGAAAGCTGACGCTGGCGACGCGATGGAAGGCTTCTCTCAATGGGTTTCCCACACGGCTGGCGCTAAGGTCGGTGCCGACGCACTGAAAGAAGCTGTTAGCAACCTGGACGAATCGCTAGGCTCCCTTTACGCAGAGAACCGTGGTGAAGCCGAAAAGTTCTTCCAGTCAATCGTGCGTGAGACTGATGCCGCGTCCGAAGCTCAAGGGCGCGCAAAATACACGGCACAGGAGTATATGCAGGCGTTCCCGAAGCTGAAAGAAGCCGTCGAGAACTACGCATCATCCCTGAACGTTTCTCTGACTGATGAAGAGAAATACCAGGTTATGCTAGGCGAGTACCCGCCCAAGCTTGCTGATGCTACCCGTGCGCATGACGAGTTGAAACATTCCCTTGAGGTTCAGAAGAACTCGCTGGATGAGGGTGCTGCGGCTATGCAGGGGCTTTCTGGTGAAGCTCAGGAGATGGCTAAGTTTGTTGAGGGGGCTGGCTCTGCTGTTGAAGACCTCGATAAGGGTCTGAAAATGCTCGGTGGCGGGTTTGCTGACTCGACTAAGAACATGGCTGACTATTACAAGTCTATGGACGATCTGAAAGACGCTATCAACAAGAATAGTGCTGCGTGGGATGGGCAGACTAGGACTTTCGACCAGACTACGAAGGCGGGGCAGAAGCTCAATGCTGCTTTTGTCGATATGGCTCAGCAAGGTATTCAGGCTTCGTCTGCTGTGGCTCGTCAGGGTGGCGACTATGAGGCTGTGAAGGCGCATATCCACGGTGTGATTGATACGTTGCGTCAGTCGGCTTATCAGATGGGCTTCACCTCACAAGAAGCTGACGACCTGGTGCGGTCTATTTACGCTATCCCGGATCGTGTGGATATTAATACTTGGGCTGATACTACGGCTGCGCGTGTCATGACCTCGTTGAATAATGATATTGAGCGCATGCCACGTGAGGTCACTATCGGCACGCAGGTGTTTGGTGTGGATGCGGCTACCGGTAAGCTAAAGTATCTGCATGAGGTTGGAGACGCGACAAATGGAAACGTGAATATTAACGCGCATGCTGATACGGAGCAGGCTACAAGCGCGTTGAATGGTGTTATTAATAGTGCTAATAGTATTCCTGCATGGACTAATACGACGGCTAACGCTAATACTGGGCAGGCTTTTGGGCAGCTTGGTGCTTTGGCGAATAAGGCTAATAGTGTGCCTGGTAGGGTTGATACGGTTGCTAACGCTCGGACAGGTGTCGCTAACAGTAACATCAATAACTATAAAAATAACCTTAATAGTATCCCTAGCCAGAAGACTACTACGATAACCCAGATTTTCGAACGGAAAATGGTTGATTCTGTGAAGAAGACTCTTGGCCGTCGTAACCGAAGCTGGTTTGCGCATGGCGGCATGGTGCCTGGGTTTGCGTCTGGTGGCCTGATACCTGGGCGTGAACCTATCTCGCGATGGACTGATAATGTGCCTGCTGTTACTGATGCTGGTTCGCCGCTCATGGTCCGCTCTGGCGAGTTCATTGTGAATGCTGATGCTACACGAAAGCACCGTGGGCTGCTTGAGCGCATCAATTCGGGTGATTTTGTGCGTGGCTTCTCTGGTGGCGGGCATGTCTCGGGCAGGCGCGAATTTGTTGCGCCTGCACAGTCTCCTGACCTGTATAATCAGATAGTCGATGCGCTGTCGAATTGGCGGCCGATGGTGAATATTGACGGGCGTAGCTTCTATGGTACGATGCGTTCGACCACGTTGCAGGCAAGGAGGTAACCAAAGTGTCTTATCCTATGATGATTGGGCAGCAGGCATCTTTCATGCCGGTACGTGGAGGGTCTACAGAGAGCGTGGCGTACTCTTTCGCTAACCGCCAGGTACAGCAGTCTGCTACTGGTGCTCGGCGCTTCTCTTTCTATGGTCGCCCGCAGGCTCTAAAGGATTTCTCAATGACTTTCCGTGTGGCAGGTCGTGATCGTGAGAAGATCGAGATGATGCTTATGAACGCTGCTTATAATGTGCACAATTTGAGTACGTATTATCCTTTGACTATTTTTCCGGCAGGGTCTCAGATTGAGAACCTGCTAACTGAGCGTGACTCTATGATGCTGCCTGCTAGTGTTGCTGGTAATGCTGTGCTTGCTGGCGGTACCCGTGACGATAACGACGATACTGTGCATTATCGTGATTTGTATTCCGTCAAGTCTGAGCTGCGGATTGTGGATAAGCAGCCGATGCCTTTCGGGAAGGGGCAATATAATTTCAGTGCGGTAATGGCCCCTGGGTCGTCTATGAAGATTATTTGGGATACTGAGGGTGCTAGGACTATTACCTATACTCTTACTTCTGCTGGCTCTGACGGCATTTATCCGCAGCGTAAGTCTATATGGTTTGATCTACAGTACAATCCGATAAGTGTTTCTGTCGTGGCTGTGAATGGTGATGTGGGGTACCCTGCCTTGACTACTGGTGCACCATTGAAGCCGTGGACACCTGGCAGGTGCATACAAAATGTTGCACTCACGGATCTGTCTTCGCAGAAGCTTCGCGGCATGCCAGGGCTGCCACCAATCTACGAATACCAGTGCAAGTTTATTGAGGTAGGCGCAGGAAGAGGAAAGGTAGTATAAGGTTGCAGTCAGAGTTTCCACCACCACAGGTTTTAAAAACAGAAGCAGAGATAGCCAAGCATGGCATCACTGTTATCAATGCATCCGTGCGTGTCGATGGTGTAGATAAGGGTATGCACGAGGTGACTATCCACCAGTCAGCTTCTAAAGACGCGGCAGGTAGGCTCGCAACCAATGACGGTTTCACTAACTCTGGCGCTACTATCACCTGGGATATACCGATGGGCGCTACCCCGGATTTTGTGAGTCAATCTGTTTCCGCTGATAAACCTAATTTTGCGGATAAGTACAGCATTCCTTACCTGGGTGATAAGGTGGAGATTTTCTTGCATAAGTCGCCTGCGTCTAGTAATAAACAGTATTACAGTAAGGTGTTTACTGGGCGTGTGTCTTCAAATAAGATCGACTCTACCACGGGCGGGTTGGTGACTGAGTGTGTGGACTATATTGACAACCTATCTAAGGTCGTCGAGGTGCTTCCGCTTGCCTATGTTATGCCGGGTCGCCGCCGCACAGATAATGGGCGCTTCTATCCTAACGCGTCGTTGTCTTATTTTATTTGGGATATTTTGGAGCAATGCGGATACTCGCCCGCTGTGAAGTCTAAGCTACCTGTCGATGAGAATAGGCAGGTGCTTCTGTATGCGCCGTTGCAGGGGTCTTTCATGTGCAATTGGCGGCGCGGGCACGGGCAGCTTATCGGCGCATCCGGTGGCTCCAAGTGGGGCGACACTGGCACCCCTATATTCACTTTCTATCATGGTGAGGGAACGGCATACCTGACTAGGGGGCATGCCACCTATGAGACGGCTAACGGGCATAATAAGACTTACTCTAAGGGTCGCCCGCTGATCTTGCGCGGCAAAAATAGCTTTGGTCGGTCTGGTGACACCTGGGTCAATATCTATTGCGAAAAGGGTGGCGCTAAGGATGCTGCGCGCTTTGGCATCCTTGCTGATGGGTCTATCGCGCTGGATACTGTCGAGAAGCCCATGAAGCTTGCACCAGGTGCGCGCTTTGAACTGAAGATCGAGGGCAATAAGTGGCGTGTAGACCAAGAGAACGGTGAGTACGCGTTGGGTAGTCTGCCTGATACGCGTCTGCGTGATGGCGGAAACCTTTATGCTGTCGAGATTTACGCGGCGCAGGGCGGGCATATTGCTGATGTGCTTCTACTGAATGGTGATTTGCCTTTTCAGGATCGTACCTTAGCGCGTGTTGCGACACCTAATCATTCCCTATCTTTACAATTTACGCGGTCTGTGCGTGGGCGTGTGGCTAGGGAGGTGTTGGAAGAGGTTGCTGAGTATTTTTCGTGCATGATGTGGCATGACGCTGACGGTGCATTGAATATTGTGAATGTTCCGCGCATTATCAAGGATAAGCCTACGATGCGTATTGATGCTGATGAAATAATTAGTGTTGATGTTACCCAGGACTCAACCAAACTTGCGTCTGCTGTGAACGTTTCGTATAACATTGCTGAGTGGTCGCGTATGGGCGCAAAAGGGAATGATGCGCCGGTGACTTTTTGGAATGGTTCAGGTGGTAGCTTGGAACCTGCTGAGCGGCGCACGACCTGGTTCTCTCCAGCTGATACCGAAGAATGGTTCGAGACAGACACAGAGCTAAACGTGGACTTTTTCTACTTGTACACCATAGATAGAATACCTAACTATGGTGCAGACCCAGAATTTGATGCACACGCGCGCAAACTATACCATGGCTCTGTTGCGGAATACGTCTGGGAGAAGGGGTTTATTGAAGCCCAGTATGAAGCGTATATAGACGGTATTACGCCTTGGCAGTGGGTGCTACACGAAGTAAACCCCAGCACAACAAACGCGATTCAGGCACGCTTTCCTACCCAGCGTGAAGCGCACGGCATGATGGAGGACTTGGCGGGCAATCCGACACCTATTATTCGTGGCGGGTTGAAGATTGATTTTAGCAAGAACAGAAACATCGCAAGCTTTGCCGCGACTCCTACAGCCCAAAAAATGCCCGCTTTGGAGCTTGATGTTGGACCTTGGGGTGATACGCAGAATAATGCTCATGCGATTGCGCAGGATATAGCTACTATGGCTAAGTCGCAGATTCAGATTCCTAGTCTTACCGTTTTTTTCCGTCCTGATATTAAAATTGGGGAGACGTATACTGTTGAGCTGCCTAGTGGTGGTGAGCTGAACGTCCTTATTACTGGTGTTACACATGTGCCAGCTGATAATCAGACGCGGATTACATGCCGTGTCTTCTAGAAGATAGGAGTTGCGTATGGGTTATGCGACTATTCGCGGTAGGTTTTTGAATCCTGCCGCACCTGTGGGTGGGAATGCTCGCCCGCTGCGTGGAAAGATTATTTTTCGCCCTACCAGCCTGGTAGTGTCCGGGTCTGCGACAGCTCTTCCTGTTGAAGTGACTGCTGAGTTAGATTCTAGCGGGTACCTGTCGTATGAGGGCGAGCGGGATATCCGCCTGCTTGCACCTGAGGGTGGGCAGGATGCCCCGGCTTGGTGGTCGTGGGAGGCGCACGCGCGGCTTTATACTGATGGTGGTGTTATCCAGCGTGACCCGGTGGTGTTTACTGTGCAGGCGGGTGATTCTCTGGATATTGCTGAGATTTTCGCCGCACCGTACCGTCGCGGTAATGTGCGTAATGTTGAGACTGGCGGCGGTGGGTCGCCGCGTGACTACCGGGTGGTAGATAACGGCGACGGAACCGCCCGGATCGAGGAGGTCTAATTATGACTATAAACGGCTTAAACCGCCTGGTTATTGCCGATGAGAGTGGGGCACTCACAGGTCGCCCGCTTGCGTCTGCCCGTGCAGCGGCTGAGCAGGTGGTTACCGAGAAGGTGACCGAGGCGAAGACTGAGATTCGGTCTGTTGCTACGCAGGCAGCAGAACAAGTTGCAACTGAGAAGGTTGCGGCTGTTAAGTCTGAGGCCGTGCAGGCGGCTAAGGATAGTGTGCAGTCTGCTGTTGCTGAAGCTATCGCTCCTGTGGTGTCCACTACTATTCCGACTGCTGTTGAGTCTGGTGTGCGTGAGCATGCGGGCGCGGTGGCTGACGAGCGTATCCAGGCTACTGTTCCTGGGATGATTCAGTCTCAGGCGGATACAGTAGTTGAGGCTAAGCTGACCGAAAAGCTTCCTACGGCTGTGCAGGCGGCGGCTGGTAGTGAGATTACGCGGCAGATTGATGAGCGTGTGACGCCTACGATTGAGGCTAAGGTTTCTTCTGTAATTACAGAAAAATCTGCGTCTATCAAGGATGAGGTAGTACAGTCTGTTGGTGCTACTGTGGACGGCAAGATTGATTCTAAGATTGAGTCTGCTAAGCCCGCGATCGTGCAGGCGGCTACTGAGTCTGTGACTAGTGCATTGCCCGCGAAGATTAGCGAGGGTATCGCACAGGCTAAAGGCGACATCGTGAAGGCTGCCACTGACTCTGTCAGTAGCACTATTGACACGAAAATCAGTGAAGGCATCGAGCAGGCACGGACTAATATCGTGTCTGAGACACTAGGCTCTGTAGATCAGACTATTGACGGTAAGATTGATGCCGCTAAGACTGATATTTTGCGTGAGTCTGAGAAGAATGTTGCCCCGGTTGTGTCTCGGGCTATCGCCGATATGAATATTGGTGAGCGTAATCACGGGTTCGGACAACGCAATATTTCAATGGTTACCTATTACTGGCCTGATTACTATAACCGCGACCAACCCGGTAAGGTGTCACAGTGGGAAAAGACGCTGTTATTTGGTGACACGCTGGGTATTGTGATTCTGAATAAGTCTTCTGGCAACTGGGGCGACAAGGTTGATAACGACTTCTTGACTCAGGGTAAGCTTGCCGAGGCTGCTGGCGCTAAATACGTTGCGTTCTACCTTCAGACTCGATACGGCGCTAACAGTGAGTTTGCTACGCCCGTGTATTTTGAGCGTATCCGCAAGAACCTGAATATTTCTGCTGAGGCTGTGCGTGAGGACACTGAGGAAGCCATTCTTGCCCAGGTGCGTAATGTAGTGCAGTGGTACAAGGTTCAAGGCGGTTTGCGTAAGTTCGCTATCTTCCTTGACGAGGTAGTGAACGGCTGGGATGAAGAACAGAAGGCTATCATGCCGTACTATAAGCGCCTTTACGGGAAAATCAAGGAAATTGCTGGCGCTGATACGCTCGTGATTATAAACCCTGGTTCTAATACGCGCCCTGAGATGATGGATGCGTGCGATATTGCGCTAACCTACGAGTCCAATGCGCAGAAGTACATTGATGCTAAGGTTACAGACATCCACCCGCGCCATTATGACGGTATGCAGCCGTGGCGGTTCTGGCACGTGGTGCATGGCATTACTAAGGATAATGTGGATGCCGTGTTTGCTAAGGCTGATAAGGCTGGCATCGGTCACCTGTACGCTACTGACCGCACTTTTGCTGTTGGCAATGGTAGCGAGGACGAGCCAGATCAAAACCCTTACGACAAGGCACCTGCTGAGTGGGTTGCAGACCGGGCGAAGGCGTGGATCAACAATGTTCTGCCGTTCGAGCAGAGGGTTTCACAGCTTGAGACTATCCAGGTTGTGAATAACCGTGCATATTCGCTTCCTGATGGTACTGATATTGCTGGGTTCTTCCTGCAGGGTGGTGCTGTTCACCCGGCGGGTGTTTTGTGGCAGACTCCGGGGAATGCTGCACCCTCTACTGGTCTGGTTATACTGGTGCGTGCTGGCGAGCAGGTTTACGGGTATGTTCCTGGTGCTGCGGCTGTCGCGCCTGCACCTAATCCTGGTAACGCTGCACCTGTACAGCCTCCTGTCCCGGTTGTTCCTGCGCCTGCTACACCTACTGGCGCACCTGACGCGCCTACTAACCTGCGTGTTACCGTGAATGGCACTAACCTTACGGTTACCTGGGATACTGTGGCTGGTGCTACTGGCTACCAGATCGCTATTGACGGGTCTTCGCCTGCTGCGGCTCAGCCTGGGCATGTGTTCACGGTTCAGTCTGGGCAGTCTGGTATTATCCAGGTTCGCACTGTGAAGGGCGATCAACATTCTGCGTGGACTCAGCTCGGGTACCAGGTTGCTAATATCCCATCAGCAGAGAAACCGATTCAGTGGGTATTCACGT